ACCAGCTTCCCACACACCAGCTCCCCACACACCAGCTCCCCACACACCAGCTTCCAGTACACCAGCTGCAAACACCATGAACTGGGACTGTGTAGATAACACATGCAAGAACGTCACGTCAGGTGGTGGTAAGTGGACAAACCTAAGCTCTTGCAAGGCGACGTCTTGCGAACACCAGCCGGATAAAAACAAGTCTTTGGGTGGTATCACGGACACCCAGTGGAAATGTAACAATATAACTGGAACTGCAATCAAGAGGAGGGGAGTGGTGACAGTCATGAGACGTGTAAGAAGAAATGCAGCGTGAACGGTAGCAAGGTGGCTGGGATCGTTGTTGCATCTGTAGTGGGTGCTGCGTTTATCGCCATCTTCATATGGTTGGCTGTGGCATACGGGCGCAAAGCCAGAGTGTGAGGTTTAAAAAACCTTCCTGGGTTGTGTTAAGTAAAACCTAACACAACCGAATTGGTCTGCATTTTCTTTTTTTTGAGTATGGATTCAGAATGGGAGGAACTTTGGTCGCAGTCCAAGAAACGTAAGTACTTCTTCAATAAACAAACCGGTAAGTCTGCCTGGAGGCGACCAAATGTTACACAAGCACCAGCCCCAGCACCATTGCGTGTCTCAGTTCAAAGCCTCGTCACCGAGCAACACTACGACGCTGTCACCATGGCAATCCACGCAGGTGCTGCAAATCAGGACCGGGGCGAGAGCCAGCACCTCCGTGCTTTTAATAACTGGATTAAGGCGTGGCTGATTGACCACTACGGTAAAAATAAGACCGTGCTGGATTTGGCGTGCGGTCGTGGCCAAGATCTGCAGAAGTGGGCCATTGTGGGGTGTAAACAGTATGTCGGGGTGGACATTTCCCACTCGGCGGTGGCGGAAGCGGCAAGGAGAAGCAGCACAATGGACTTTGCCCGCGTCTTTCAGTTTGACCTTGCCAGTGCCCCTCTCCCCACGTTGGTGGAGCCGTCTGATGTGGTCACCTGCATGTTTGCCCTTCATTACTTTTGGGCCTCGGAGCATGCACTACGGTCGGTTCTCAGCACAGTGGTGGCAAACTTAAAGCGAGGAGGCCACTTTGTGTTAACCTTGCCCACAGCCGGTGCCATCAAGCACCACCTCCTTAATGGCAGAGTGGATGGGGGTGTGGTGGTTGGTGGTAATAACCTCTTCACAGTGTCTATGGATGTACACCAATTGGAAGCCTTGCAGACTGCACCAGCCTCCCACGCTTTTGGGTGGGCCTACAATTTCACGCTTCCTGGTGCGGTGCAGGGCTGTCGTGAATTTATGGTGCCTATTAGTGTGTTGATGGACATTGCGACACAGTTCGGGCTGCACGTGGTTCGAAACGAGACGTTCCATGAAGTATTTTACACTCTTCAAGAGGAAAGCTTATACCACCCCCAGCTGTACCGCATGCGGGTGATCGACAACCAAGGCAGTATCCCTCAGCCGCAATGGGAGGCGGCTGGTCTGTACACTGTGCTTGTATTTCGCCTCGCCGAGTTGAACGACAATGAATAAATAAATAATACCTCACCAAAAAGTAAATATGCCCCAAAATTACCGGGCGCTCGCCATGATCCCGGTTATCATTGCGGTGCTTTGTGTGATAGCTGCGGTGTGGCTTGTATGGCAGCGTGAAAACGCGCGCGTATCGTCCACACCACCCCACCACCCTCCACGGCGGCCGCTGCCACAATCACCACCACCCAACCACCCTCCGCTGCGGTCGCTGCCACCACCCCCACCACCACCCAACCACCCTCCACGGCGATCGCTGCCACCACCACCCAACCACCCTCCACGGCGGCCGCTGCCACCACGGTCGCGCAAATCGCATTTTGCTCACAACTTCTTCTCCCCTAAAGAGGAAGAGGAGCGTACCGAGCAGGATGATATTTACACAAAGCCACCACTCCACGAAAACATATTGCTCCATGATGCCACGTCAGAGACAAGCAGCGTAGTTCCCATGGTGGCGCATGAACTAGAGGCAACACATCACGGCGACTGGCACCGTGGTACACCCAAACCACCTCCACGGGAAGCCGCCCCACCCATTATCACACCAAATCATGTCCAAACCACACGGGTGCTGAAGTATGTGTTTTGCTCCGCGGACAGAGACATTACCATATACCCAGATCCATCCCTCTACAGAGTGCGACTCCCCAAAGTACTGAGAAACGTTATTGCTGTCTCCTTACATACGGGGGTTATTCCCAGAGCGGAGTACAATGTAAACAAGTGGGCACAGTGGCTGGATATTGATGATGGTGGTGGCACGATCTATGAAGTAAAGCTTCCCGTCGGAAACTACAACCAGGTAGGCCTTGCCCCAGAAGATTTTGCGTCTGCCCTACAGGCTGCCATTATTGCTACAAATGCAGCACTGGCTGGATACACCGTGGTCCACGACACACTGACACAGAAAGTAACCATTAACTCTAATGGTGCCCCGTTTTCAATTCTATGGGCCACCGGGCCCAACCAGCCCATCAGTCTGTGGCAACAAATGGGATTTCCTCGCGTAGACACCGCTCTATTAACCAGCCACACCTCCACTGGTGTCCTGGACATGACAGGCAACGTCACCATAGACCTTTTTATAGACGAGCTGGAGGGCGCGCTGGAGGGCGCGGAGCTTGCCCACATCAATCTCACCCCAGTTATAAGCTACACTAACTACACCCCGCTCGACTCAGGCTCCCGTGTCTACTTTTGGCCCATTGGCAAGCTGGGCTACATGACACTCCGGTTCATGGTTGCACGCACCGTGTTGGTGAACGGGGTCGTTGAGTCTGCGCCACGCCTGTACGACTTCAACGGGAAAGAGAACAATGTGCGCTTCGAGTTTGTGGTCCGTGAGTATCGCAACGTGCTGGAGGACGAGGTGGAGTTGGATCCAGCGATGTAACCTGGATCCAACGTGCGTTGAGATGACCTTAAATGTTTGTCTCCAAATTGGGTAAGAAACACCCGCCCGTCCACCACCCAAACATGTCTGAAGAAGAAAGCAATGTAGGTCTTACCCAAGAAGTCCTTGTCGAGCGTGCCGAGGAGTATCTGCAGATCAAGCGCGAGTTGGCTGATCTAAACTCCCAATCCACCCTTCTCCGGAAGGGGCTCAAGGCCGCAGAAAAGGCGCTGGTCAACGGTATGTTGGTGATAGGCTTGGAGGAGCTGGAGGTTGGAGGTGTCCGCCTGGCACGCCAGCGTGGGCTCAAGTGTGAGGATTAAACGTGATCCTGGGAGACAATAATTAATAAAATTACAAGCACATGTGGTGTGCCGCAAAACTACACACTCTTATTTTCTTCTGTGGTGATAAGCACTCAATGTCTGGCAATTCCCAGTTGACCACGGTGACACCGCCACCGGGAAGTATAATCATGGCATATGCTGACACCAGAAACAGCGCCACGATGACAACACACGGTCAAGCTCAAGCTCAATCTCAAGGTGGCGCTGGTATAGAGGCGGACGAACGTTTTCGTCGGTCCCTGGAGGTCTCCCCACTTGACATGGCAATGGACATTGTGGTTCGGACCCGTGTGGACAAGGCCGCCTTCAAAACACTTCTCAGTGACGTTTTAGGTGGGAAGGTGTTGGTGAAAATGCGTAACGACTCACGGACGAAGAACGGGGAAGCTCCTCTTGACGTGTTAAAACGATACCTTAACTTTGCACCGGAACAGCAGGCTGCGTGGAACAATTGGTGGAAGACCTATGGTCAGTACGCGGTGCAACTGGTGCAACAGTTTGCGCTTAACAGCTACACTCCTAACCCTGCGGGTGTGGAAGCTCCGCCATTGGCATCTTCTGTTGTGGTGGTGACCACAGCCAAACACTGTGAGGGGGTGCTCAGCGTGTCCACAGTCCCTATGGGCGCACGTAATGCGCTCTATGATGAAGTGCAGATGGTGATGCGGGAGAACGCGCACACGTTTGGTAAGGGTGGGCATCCTTTTCGAGGAGACCGAGCGGTGCGTGACACGGGGCGTGTCGAGTATATGGAGTTAAAGCCCTGTGTGGAAAGCTTTCTAGCAGATATGAAGAAGTGGAAACAAATCCGCGGCCAAACTCCCACTGGAGCGGTAGAAAACGTGGCGCTCTGGCAGAAGGCGCGCATGCTTGAGTGCTTTCAACCGGACATGGTGCCGGTGAACTACCAGCCAGGGTTTGACCGCAACGACTTGTTTAACACCAACCACGTGAGCCTGGAGAGATTCGGCTCCGGTCATCACCGAGTGGCACTCGTGACGCTGGACAGGCTGGACACGCCCATGTACATGACGTGGTGTCTTGAGAACGAGTTGGCCTCGTTCCTCAGTAGCGTTTGTGCCGGTGAGCTGGTCTGCAACTCGATGGTGACCTCCCGGCTGAAGGACAGTCCGCCCACGAGCATCAGTGTGGTGTACCCACCAGACGCGTTTATAGGGGATGAGTCTCTCCTTCTTGTGGAACTATTGGAGAAAGAGATCGATATTGATCAGACACTACGCACCGCCTGCAATAGGCCCATTCCTCACTCCACCCACATACACCTCTACGAGTCATGCACCATCTCCACCCACAACGCGATGGTGCACCAGATGCAGAGCAAGGCTGGGGTGGAACTAGCACTATCCGCGGCGGAGCGTGCCACGCGGAAGTACGTACAATTAGCAGGAACGCTCCCGAGAATGGTGGCGGCGGTACTGAGGTGCCCCTTACTCCGTGCCCAGCGGTGCATTAACGACTTTGTAGCCAACTCTAAGAACAGCGAGGACGAGTTTATTGCCATGTACAACTTGGCGTCTAAAAAAATCAGCGAGTTCTCCGATATAAAGACCAGCTGGTACAGAACGGTGGAGAAAGAGTGGGTTCTGGCGCAGTGTGAAGGTAGCACGACGGAGGGCACACAGCTACAACAAGCGTTTGATGATCTAGATGGTGAAATGGGGGTGCCTCAATTCAGCAAGAACAGTACTGTCAAGCTTGGGGAGTTTTACATGGAGTTCTGTAGTACCCAGAACTTAATCAAAAAGTGGAGCATGATCACCGACATGAAGTGGTGTTTTGCCTTGCGTGAGCTGCGAATGTGGGCACTGTGCCACACCGCACAAGAACTGGTGCCACCCCCGCTGCCGATCAGCTTGACGGAGGCTCAGATCTTGCATGCGTGGAAAATAGTGTCTCGTGTCGTGCATCCGGACAAGACTATCGACCAGGGGCAGCATATAAACGAGAAGTTCCACCAACTAAGCAGCGCAAAGGAGTATGCGAAGGAGATGATAGTGGCGGCAGTACAGCAGAATCGAGCAAAAAATAGGACATCCCAAGTAGTGGGGAGCAAGAGGATGAGTGCCATGGTGTCTAGCTAAAACAGCTTATGCGACTAAATAAATAATATAATGATACGGTGTCACGTTTTCACGCCACTTGCCTAAAAGCAACTCACAATGACCGGAGGAGTGGGACGGTACATCAAAGAGGGACGTTAAACACTTCACAAAATGTTAGGTGGACTATATGTTTGAACGTTATTGTTTCCAACTGTTGTGGTGTTGCACCACACATGCACCCCGGCCATGACGTACACAAATTTTTTAACTTTCATCCTCATAATAAATTAATCATGCCACCTCGACACTACTGTGACTTCTCTGGGTGTGGGAAATCGTTCCCAAGTAGGTCTAAACTGAAGATTCACACGCGCACGCACACCGGGGAGAAGCCACACAAATGCCCAGAGTGTAATCGTGCATTTGCAGAGAAAGGCAAACCTGTAAAGCACATGCGCACGCACACCGGGGAAAAACCACACAAATGCTCCGATTGTGATTACGCGACCGCAGAGAAAGGCAATCTCGTGAAAACATGCGTTCACCCACACTGGGGAAAAACCACACAAATGCCCCGAGTGTGATTCCACATTTACAAGGAAAGCCGAACTCGTGACGCACAAGCGCACCCACACCGGCGAGAAGCCGCACAAGTGTACGCAATGCGATTACACGTCGACCACAAGTGGTAACATATCGAGTCATGTACGTGCAATGCACGCAACCCACCACCAACGAATCATGAAGAAGAAGGAGACGCGTGTGTGTAACTACCTGACCGAGGCGGGGTTTTGTCTCGAGCGGGAGATCGTCATCTCGTACAAGTGTTTCGACACCAACAAATCATTTTCAAAAATCGATGCGGTGTTGGAGTACCCCGGGCGCGACCTGCGGGTGTTGTTGGAAGTTGACGAGACCCAACACAAATGCGACAAAAATTACGGTATTGCGTGCGATGTGCGGCGTATGAACGATACGGGCCTTGCAATCCGTCTTTTGCCGGCACGGAGGCGTCCCTTCTGTGGGTGCGCTTCAACCCCGACGCGTACCGTGTGGACGGCGAGCTGGTGCGCAAGCCGTGGGTGGAGCGGGCGGCCGCGCTCGCCACCCTCATCCGGACCTTTGTTCCCCGCAAGCCCCCCACCATGCAGATTGTGTACATGTACTACGACACCGTGGCGGGAAAGCCCGCCATCTGCAGCAACGCCGAGTATGACCCGAGTATTGCGGCGGGGGTGTCGTGCATCTTTTAGGGGGTTTTGTTGAGTGCAAAAAATATATTTGATTTAGTTTATTTCGAATCCAGATTAATTACGAAGAATCAGTAGACAACAAAGTACCTCATGTGGTGGTTGGAAATTAAAGAAATTTTGAAACGTAGCAATAATTTTTTTGTATTTCCAGACTTGTGTAACAAATAAACGCACAAAGCTACTGTCACTGCTACTACTATTACAATTACTGCCATATCTCGGTTTTAGCGGCCGTCAACACATCACGCATGATATCCAAGCCCTCAGACTCATGCACAAAAGTCCACAGCTCCTGTAAAGTCCCACGCAAAATATCCTCTGTCGTACGCTGCTGCTTAAGATTTTGACCAAACTCGTGGATTTCAAACAGCTCAGTATCATTGCTGTCTTCGTACTTACGCTTTTTTTGACGGAGACTTACCACAAGCATACTGTCTTTGTCTTCTTCACCGGTGCGCTCGGGGGTGGGAGGACATGAGCCGTTTTCAGGTAGGACCACCGTGAATGCAGTTAATTCCTGAGTGGAGGCATCTCCTTCTACATTGGTGTTGGTGCCATTTTCTTCTACATTGGTGTTGGTGGCATCTTTAATATCGGTTTGGGTAGTGCTCATTTGTGGTGTTTTTAAAAGTGTGATCTGGATTGTTTTCATCACTTTTATCCAGGAACTCAAATGTATTCATTTGAGTTCCTGGATACAGTGGTGGTGTTCGATTGTTGTGTTGGTTCTACTGTAGCATTCCAAGACTACAGTTATTTTTGCGCGGTAGACGAGCGTGGTCATCCGGCGGCAGTGGCGGTGTTTTTTAAGACACCCTGGTGGCGGAGTGCGACGAAAATCAACACCCGACTGCCCAGTATCCGTGTGAGAACCGGCGTACCATGCAGCTGTTTACAGATCTGGGTAATATGTGCTAGTGGAAATACATCTAAACCCTGATGCGCCGGTGGGTCAGACGGTGTGCGCCACCCGTCGTGTCCGCCCCCACCGGCGCATCAGGGTTGCGTGTGAACACTGTGGAGTGGGTCACCGTCTGGACCGCGGTGACCCGCCTCCAGTTTCACATGGACACGTCGGTCGCAAGAGCTGACCCGTGTGGTCTTTTCTATAACGGTTACAGTCGGTGCGGTGTCACGTTTTGATGACATGAATTACTATTTCACACACATGACGGGTCTGGTCACAGCTAACGGTCTCCAAATCCACAACAATGTACTGTCTATTGTTGTTACCCAATACAAAGTCAGTACATGTTTTTATTATTTTTTTATGTATGGAAGTATAGTATTTTAGGCTGATTTCGAATTGTTTTGACGCGTACGTGCATTTGGCGCACAGTAGGCCACAGGCCCCACGCACGAGGCTCGGTATATGCCATAATACGCTCCATTACTAGAGGCTCACCTTTCCACATGATGGCTGTGATCCACCCGTGCATGGGGTGATTGGAAACGTAAAGGGGCTCACCGCGCAGTGCGCGAATGCCCACAACAAATCTACCAACAGAATCTCCCCTTGATATGTTCAGCCCGTACGCCAGTGTGCGCTCGACCGTTGTCAAATCTTCTGTGTGCATCACGGGCACCGTATTCTGTGGTGGCG